GAGGCCAGCCGTTTTATTAAGCCAGAGAAATGCTACACTGGCAGTGCTTTTGATTTTGCCGTGGCTCCACTCACTGCTAATGAATGGGCCGCTATTGGGGCGAAATCCTTGTCAAACAAAGATTTTGCGCCTGTTTCCACTGGTCCTATTGAATTGATGTTCGGCCAAGGTGTTGAAGGAAGTTTGTGGTTGTCCGATGGAAAGTTGGGTGCTCAACCTGTTGCCGCAGAGAAAGCGGGGATCATCTTGTCACAGATCTCCACACAACCTGGGGCTAGTGGTGGAGTCTACCGGCGCTTCGTTGGCGGTGTTCCGAAGTATTCAGGTTTCCACGTTTCACGTCCGGGTGCGGCCATGACCGCACTTGAAGGCAAGTATAACGTGGGGATCGACTTTGGAGTCATCTTTTCATTCATGCGCCACCATGGGTTGTATTTCGACACGTCTTACACAGTTTTGAGGAAGCTTGCCGGGTTGTCCGTAGGTGAGTCCTATGAGTTTGAACAACATGGCAAGGAACCGCTGGATTGGGAAGACGTTGAGAGGAACTTCCTTGACACCGAGGAGATGTGGGAAGATACACAGCGAGAGATTGAGAGAATGGTTTACGGAGACCGTTATGATCCTTCTGACGCTCATGTGGGCAAGCGATTTGCCAAGACCCTTAAGAGCCGTTGGGCTGATGAGGATGTTGGTGAGAGTTGCGAACCTCCTATTTTGTCGGTTGCCCCAGGTTTGTGTCTGCCGGAGAAGACGGATGAGTTTGTTGATGCCATTGATGAGGATCCTGCCGCAGTACTTGACACTCTTGAACACAGTGAGTATGTTGATGAATTGGTTCACTGCGAGAAGTCTAAGGCTTCTCCCACGAAGATTGCACTAGCAGCGTGTTGTGCTTCCGCTGCGACGGCTGTTGTCATGAGTTTAGATTTTCAAAATGTGAAGAAACAGGTGTTGAATTCTGATTTCAGCTTCACTGCTGAATTGGACTCTGCTGTTGACGAATTCGGTGTTGATGCCGTGCACAAGTACGTTGTTTCGACTGATGCGTTTGCCACTTATCGTGACTACCACGCAGCTACCATGTATGATGAGGTGAACTCTAGCGAGACTTATCTTGACGAAAATGGTAAGGCGTTCTTCACAAAAGTTGGTGAATACAGGAGAGACGGCAAACTTGCACCAACAACGCCCGAGAGAAAGAAGAAGCCTCCTAAAAGTTATGAAGGAACAGCAAAGAAGAGGCATGAAGCTGTGCAAGCATTGATTGCGGACTTGGGCTACAAAGGAGAGCCTTGGGTTACTCCTGAAAACAACAGAAAGAACATCGCTGACAGCATGAAGGCACACGCAGCACTGGCTTGTGTTGACAGGCCTCCTGCCACAGCCAATGAGTGGGACCTTGCGCTCAAGAAAGGAATGGAAGTGTTTGATTGCTCAGTCATCGAAAGCCACGCCGAACGTGGCTTTGAAGGCTGGTATAAGCAAGCTGCCACGCTTCAGGATTCCTCGTCAGGTACGTCTGCTAGGTTCCGCGCTTTGAGCAAGAAGCAGTGGGTTCAAGATCCACAAACGTTCCAGGTCTTGATCGATTTGGTCCAGTGCCGTTTGATCTTGATGCTATTGCATTCAAGACATGTAGAAGCGTATACGCCCGATCAAGTTGTAAAGTACGGGTTGAAGGATGTGCTAGAGCTGTCGGTGAAGCCTGAGAGCCACAAGCCAGAGAAAGCAAAGCTAGGCCGTTGGCGGATGATATGGATCTGCTCTTGCATTGATTGCCTGGTCCAAAAGTTGCTTCACAAGGCGGTTAACGCCAGAGATATTGAGAACTACCAGACAGGCAAGAAGTTGCATTCAGCAGCCGGCATGGGACATCACGATGAAGGAATTCAACAACTTTGCAAGACGCTAGATGAGCTGTTCGGTGATTCCAAGGAGTTGATCACGTGCGATGCCAGCATGTGGGATTTTACTATGGATAAAGCCGCGCACATTAACGCAGCAAAGCGCAGAGTTGCTTGTTGCACTTCTGCTGAAGTGGCCAGGCTGATCATGACGTTAGGCCATGTGAATTACAAACATATATGCGAGAATAAGGGCATCGTGTGGAGGTGCGAGAAGGAAGGAGTAAATG